AAGCAGTTCTCCCTTGCTGAGTTGGTCGCTGCAGATCAGTTCAAGTCATATGAAGAATTGAAGAAGCGTCTTGGTTATGTTCTTGGAAATGCTGCACCTCGTCAAGATGCAGAAGTTGAAGATGAAGTTGAACTTATTGAGAGAGAAAGAGCAGAGCAAGTTGTTACTGCTGCTACTACATCTACCTCAGCACCAGTTACTGCTGCTGCAGAATCAGATGAAGAAGATACTCTTTCATACTTCGCTAGACTTGCTGAAGAGTGAGATACAATCAACTCTGTCTAACCTTGTTAGTTATAGCAGCATATTTAAATTTACTACTTAAGTAAAATCAGACCGTAGAGAAATCTACGGTCTTTTAATTTGGATCTGTATTTCTAGTATTCTCTGTTCTAACAAGATTACCGTTAATATATTGAGAAGATTTATCATAAGTCATAATATTTCTCATATCAAGTAAGAATATATTTTTATATGATGGTCGTAGAACTGTTATATTTCTCTTATCTTCGTTTATCTTAGCTTCATATTCATAATTAGTAACTCCAGCCACTGGATTAAGAGTTGCAGTTGGCGATGTTGGATCTGGAATAGTAAAATCAGAATCAACAACTTTTCCCTCTGGTAGATATATGTTTCCAGATGAATCTTTCACCTCTTCAGTAACATAATATTTTATTTGACTTAAATCATTTCCATATTTGTTCAAAGAATAATCATAAATTTCTTTACTGGTAAGTGGCCACTCATCTCTTATATTTACAATTCCAGCAGAATGAATAACAATCCAATCAAGATCAGATTGTCCATATAAATCTAACGCTACTTGATCAGGTCTAAATCCATCTCTTATATAATAATTTTGTAAATAAGTGATTGAACCTTTTAAATCATCACGTAATTTTACTCTACGAAAAAGATTTTTCACCTCAACATAATCTCTTGATGATGCTCTTGAAGAGAGTGGTGATTGATAATCAATATTTGGTAGTTCTCTAAAGTAAGACATTAGTATCCAACTCCTCCTACAGATCCATAATCCTCTCTAAAGATTGGATTGAGTTCTTTGAATTGCAAGTCAACTTGAATATGAGTAGGTGTACCATCATAAAATGTGGAATGTGATCCAGCAGCAGTATAATTTACTTTCATATCACTCAAAACTGCGGGTAGGAAACGATTTAAAAATGGATGTGGAGAACTTCCTTTTTTATACTTTAAATGAAAAACACTAGGTGCTTTTATGAATACACCTTTAGTCTCACTCTCAACGGTGCGAGATGGAGCCATTTCTATTTTTAAAGTTCTGATAATATCCATGACCACTTGTCCTTCTGATCTATTTCTAGGAAAAAATTGAAAAGAGAATGGGAACGTTCTGATACCAACTCCATTGAATAATAATTCAAGATTTGGATTTAGTATTTGACCCGTTGCTCTTGAAATAAGTTGATCTGCACTGACGTTACCTCCAAGTGCTCCGATGGCGGTTCCTGCGATTGCAGCACCAATAGCACCTCTTGTGTTCGGATCTTGTAACATCTCACCAGCACCCTCAGAAAGTGTAATGAACGCATTTTTTAGAGCATCAACACTACCTGCTGGATCAACTCCACCTGCTACAGCAGATAATCCAACTGCCTCTAACGGATTTAATGAAGATTCCCCATATTGTACACCCTGAGTGTCAGTTACATTTCTAGGGATTGGTAAATTTATTATACTTTTTATTTTTTTCTTTTTTCGATTTGACTGACTTCCTGTCCTAAGAGCAAAACTTGCATCCTTTGCATCAATCTCTTCTTTGGAATCACCACTACCTTTTTGGAACACTAATTGTGATTCAGATGTTGTTGATACTAAGTTCGAGCTTTCACCAGAACTTTTGTTATTGGATAGATTGGAAAATGATACTCCTTGTAATTGTAAACCTGGTGGAACATACTCTGCTATTACTATCTCCAAATAATCTGTTTCTTGATCATCCCTCCTTGATAATGGATATGATAATACTTTAGTTTTTCTTGCTCCCCCTTCTTCTTTCTTACCTGTTGTAGTTGTCGTGGTTGATGCTGACGTAGACGCAAAAGTACTAGCATCAATTCTATCGAATGATGACGAGTCAGTATATTGAGCAACTTCGTCTAAAATATCAGCCATATCTTTTTTTAACTATTTAGGAGGTTTCATCTGGAAATTCTGAAATGGTATCAGTTCAAGGTCTCTCAACTCATCTGCAGTCACTTGATATAATCCACCTTGCACCTCTGGATACGTGTATTTTCTATTTCTACCCCAGTGAAAGTTGTATGCTATGAATCCATATGAAAATACTTCAGTCACTTGAACTAGAGGATTTAAGTCAAATTTAATCTCTGGTGTTTTCGCCATATATCGAAACATGTAGTAAGAGCCTGGTATCGGAACTACAGGACCTTCAATGAGAACACTTTTAACTCTTTCTGCAAGTTCATCTGGATTCTTAATTGATAAAAGACTATCTGAAACAGGACGAATACGATTTTCAATTGTGTCTTCAGGTCTATTTGTTTCTAAATTGTACGCTTTTGTTAATGTATCTTCTGAAAACAAAAAATTACCATATCCTTCCTGAACTAATTTTGATCTAAGTCGAAGAAGTGCTTTCGGTGATAATCGTGTCGCTTTTCTACGTGCCATATTTTATACCTAACTCTTTCTCTGTAAATACTTTGAATTCATATCCACGATCTTTACACCATTCATCTGCTGCTTCCCATTTTGCTTGATTCTTTGCGTATTCATATGCTTCACGTAGATAACCCTTTGTCTGTCTTTTTGGTTTTGCTGGTGGTTTTGTTTGTTTATTTGGTTTGATTTCTATAATATATTTTTTGATAGCACCTGTGCTTTCTTTTACTTTAATATAGAAATCTGGAAAGTATCTGTGTGGTCTATTATCAATCGGTGAACGATACCAAACGTACATCTCTTCACTTCCCCATTCAAGTATTCGTTCATTATTATCACAATAAACCATGAATTTTCTCTCCCAAAGTGACCTATAAACTATGTTTGTAGGATTACCCTTGTACTTGCGAGGATAAGATGGTTGATATTTACCCTTGTAAGACATCTAAATAATAATAAGACAAGTTTTAGGTATTTAGAGTGGTTAAACCTCGCAGAATTGATGATTTCAAACCTACATTTACAAATTTAGCACAAACATCACATTATCAATTGATATTTGGTGGATTACCTCTTGGTGTGAGACAACATTTAAATGTTCGTGGAGTTGATTATAGATTCATTACTGAAACATCAGGGTTACTTTGCAACAATGCAGTGTTACCTGGTGCGACTCTAGCAACTAGTCAGATAGTTGGTAACTTCATGGGTGTTACGGAAAATATGGCTCATACAAAGGTATTCACTAAGATAAACTTGGAATTTTATGTTGATAGTGAGTATAAGAGTTTGAAGTTTTTAGAGCATTGGATAGAATTTATTGCAAACGCATCAGGTGAAGATAAAGATAGAAAAGATTATTACTTCAGAATGGAGTATCCTGATGATTATAAAGCATATCAAACTAAGATAATAAAATTTGATAGAGACTACAATGAAGAAATGCAATATAACTTCTATGGTATGTTTCCACAACAAATAAATGCAATACCTGTTAAGTATGAGGGATCTGATATTTTAAAAGCAACTGCTACGTTTATGTTTGATAGATACACTGCTGGTAAATATTCGAGTTACGATAAGTATCGTGGTAGATATAACAACTTGAAAGAGACATTTAAGAAGGAAAGACAAAGAAAAGAGGAAGTCAAAGCAATAGCAGATGACAGTGGACTAACTAACAAAGAAGCTGCTATAATACAAGCAGGTGGTTTTGTAGAAACAGTTATCGAATAACCAACTATATAATATACAATTTAGTAATATATTATGCCTTTACCAAAGATTAGCACTCCAACTTATGGATTGACGATTCCTTCAAGTGGAAAGAATATAAAATACAGACCTTTTCTAGTTAAGGAGGAAAAGATACTTATCATTGCGATGGAGAGTCAGGATGATAAGCAGATTGCACAAGCAGTAAAAGATGTGTTAGGAAGTTGCATTTTAACAAAGGGAATTAGTGTAGATAAACTATCCACATTTGATATTGAATATTTGTTTTTAAATATTCGTGGTAAATCTGTGGGTGAGAGTGTTGAAGTATTAATCACTTGCCCTGACGATAATACGACTAAAGTACCTGTGATGATCAATTTGGATGATATCAAAATTAAGAAAGATGATGATCATAGTGTTGATATACCACTTGATGGTAATTTAAGTATGAGAATGAAGTATCCAGCGATGGGTGAATTTATAAAGAACAACTTCAGCACTGAGATGAAAGTTGATGATACTTTTGATATGGTTGCATCTTGTATCGAACAAGTTTATAGTGAAGAGGAGTCTTGGTCAGCAGCAGACTGCACAAAAGATGAAATGCAAGATTTTCTAGAGCAATTAGATTCAAATCAATTTAAGAAAATAGAAAAATTCTTTGAAACCATGCCTAGATTATCTCACACATTTAAAGTAATTAACCCAAATACAAAAGTTGAAAGTGATGTTACGTTGGAGGGGTTAAACTCTTTTTTCGTCTAGGTATGGCTCACGAGGATCTAGAGTCATACTACAAAACAAATTTTGCCTTGATGCAACACCATAAATATAGTTTGACAGAGCTAGAAAATATGATTCCGTGGGAGAGAGACATCTATCTCACATTGCTCCAACAATATATTGAGGAGGAAAAACTGAAGGCTCAGCAGGAAAGAGGTATTAATGGATGAAGACCAGCAACAGGAGGGTCAACAAGAAGAGGAACAGAAAGAACAACGAATAGCACCAGCAGCATTTACGAGTTTTAACATTTCTGCACCTCCAAGAAGACCAATCTCATCTCTAGCACTATTTCAAAGACAAAGTGCTGAGGGTGATGAGGAACTTTCTGCAGCTGTAAAATCTAATCAAACAGCAATAACTTCAATAAACAGCACACTAGCGGCTGTTACGATGCAAATATCCGCACTTAATAAATCTCTAGTTCAAGTTGCTGAACAAATTAAACAATCAGCAGCGATAGAGAATTTAAGAATGGCTCAAGAGCGAAAGCAAGAAATGATGCTCGCTGATCGTAACTTAAGGAGAGGTGCAGAGAATAATTTAGAGAGAGGAATACAAGCAGCTTTATTTGCACCAGTGCAGAGAATAGGAGCAAAGGCAACATTTACTTTATCGAGACTAATAAATTTCTTCAATGTATTGTTAGGAGGTTTTTTAGTAGGAAGAACACTTAATTTAATAACTGCTTTAGTAAATGATGATAAGGAAGCATTGAAGAAGATTGGTGATACGATAGTTGGACAACTCGCAGCAGCAGGTGGTATATTTCTGGCGATTAATGGTGGATTATTAATCGCACTTAACTCTTTGACTAGACTAGCATCATTCCTTACACAGGTAGCGGTATCTAATTTATTAATAAAACCAATTAAATTGATATTTAATATTGCAAAGGGATTAGTTGCAGCAATAGCTGTGGGAGCATCAGGTTTATTTAATGTTCCTCCTATTCCACCCAATGTTAATCCACAAAATGTAAAACCAAATAATAAAAATAAAACTAGGAACACGAATCGTTTAGGTACAATTTTTGCAGCGTTAGCAAACTTTGGGTTTGCAGCAAATCAAATAAGACAGGGCGGTGATCCTAAAAGAGAGTTAACAGGAGCTAGTGGTGGTCTTTTATCATTCATCCTTTCAGGTAGTGTTGGTCGTCGTTTGATGTCTAGTCCTAATTTTGGTGTGAAAGTATTGGGATTTGGAATATCAACACTTGGACCTCTCTTAGGATACCCACTAGCAACCACAGGATATGATTTAATCACTCAATCTGCTGGATTAGAGGCTATAAGTGGTGATGTCTCTCAAGATATATCAACACAAATTGATAAAATAAGAACTAATAATATAATTGTAAATCAAGCCAAACCAGCACAACCTGCACCTTTTGGTCCAGAAGGTAGAGCAGCTTTACTAATGTTTGCTCCTTCATACAATCGTAATAATATGTACATAGCATATTCTCATATTCAGTATAACGTTCCTATGGTATGATGAGATCAAATTTAAATTTAGATTCAATAAAGAGATCATTATCTGGATTATCAGAGTCAATTAAGACTGCTAAAACAAACTCAGATCAGATATCAGAGAACGTTACAAAAAGAAATGAAGCTAAGAGAGAATCATTATCAATGTCTTCTAAGTTGTTTGCTAGAAGAAGAGATAATATGAGAAGGAGAGAAAAGGAAGATTTAATCGAAGCTGGTGGTGTGATGGGTGCTTTTAAGGCAAGAGCTAGAGCAGTAAGAAATCAAACCAAAGGATTTTTAGGAAGGATACTTGATTTCCTAGCGACTGTTTTGATCGGGTGGGTAGTGTTGAATCTACCTAAGATTATTAAATTAGCAGAAGGTGTGATGAAGAGACTCAAGAAATTCTTTGATGTTATTGGTGGATTTGTAACAGGCACGATAGATTTTTTCACAGGACTTGGGGTAAGATTTTCTGAGATGAGTGAATTAGTGAGTAAATTTGATTTTGAAAATGTTAAAAATCAGATTGAGAAATTTATGCGTAAAGTACAGGATGCATTTACAAAAATAACTCTCACAACAATAAGAGATATAAGAAACTTCTCAGATAAGAGTGAAAAGGAATTAGCAGATGAACTTGGAATAAGAGATTTATATGATCAATTGTTGGAGAGTAATACTGAGGATGATGCTGGTGGTGATGGAAGTGGCGATGGATCTGAGGACACTCAGCAAGAAGATGATGAGAGTGGTGATGATTTAGATAAAGAGAAACTTATAATGGATGGAATAGAAATGTTGAAGCAGCAACAAGATGGTAAATTAACAGATAAACAACAAAATTTATTAGATGAAAAAAATTATAAAGAGTTGGATAAAGAATTATCTAAAAATGGTATCATACTTCTTATTGATAGAGATAATGGATTTATAAGTTATCTTCCTTATGAGAATAAAAAAGATCCAGGTTTACAATATAGAGGAAACGAGGATCTATTTCGTGAGCAAAATGTTTTTCCATACGAACGTAATTCTGATGGATATACTGATATTTTTGACCCTTCTACTACATCATCTGATCAAAACTCAGATGTAAACAAATTACCACCTGGTTCAATTACTCCCCCAAACAAAAATAAACTTGATTTAACTGAAGAAAATAATGATAAAGATATAATAATAGAATTACCACCATCAGGTGATTTTAAAACAACTGAAGATTTATTGAAGTACTTAAATCAGTCTGCTGGAATAAATCCATCTGCTAATGCTGACATAAATAATAATGATAGTAACAAGATTTTTAATGATGCTCAGTATAATAGTCTACCTTAAAATATGTCTGCATTAAATCCCGCCATATATGAATCCATAGAAATCTCTGCCGAGACCACAAACGGTAGTAACAAGACTATTGAATTGAATCTTGGTGTCGTTAAAATTAATATATTTGAAGATCTATTTTCACCTTGTATCACAGCACAGATTTTAGTTGTATCATCTGGTGGTGCAGTTCCTACAAATAGTGGTGAAGGAAAAACTGAACCAGATACAATGGATTCGGTCTATAGTGGATTACCAATACGTGGTGGTGAAAGAGTAAGTATAAAAATTGCTGGTAACACTAATAATAATATACCAATTGAATTTAATACACCCGACACTTATCTTTATGTTTCAAATGTATCAAGACAATTTTCTGATGGTGCAAAAGAATTATTTACATTAGAGTTAGTCTCTAGGGAAGCAATCACAAATGAAACATCTAGATGTTCAAAAAGATATCAAAAAACTGCATCAATCAGTCAGCATGTTAGAGATATTATACAGGAAAAATTAGCTTCAACAATTCCAGAAGACAATATAGACAACACCCAAAATAAGTATGGATTCATAGGTAATCTCAAAAAACCTTTTAACATTTTGGTGTGGTTAGCGGCTAAGGCAAAACCTGAGAAGGGGACTTTACCTGGTTATTTCTTTTATCAAACTAGAGAGGGATTTAAATTTAAAGCGATTGATCGTTTAATTGAAGATGGTAAGAGAAATCCAAAAGCAACTTATGAAGAGATAAGATTTAAGGAGAGTTCTAAACTAGGAACTGATGCAAATGATTTTTCTATTTTATCATATGATATAGTAAAGAATAATGATTTGCTTAAAAAGTTAGCTTATGGTCAATATAGTAGTCACATTATGGAGTTTGATCCTTTATACGGATATTTTACGACAGAACAGCAGGGTAAATTCACTCTAGATGATACTACCAATCAAAAAATAAAATTCTCAGAAGAAGAAAAAACAGATAACATAGTTAAGACTGAAGATGTAATAACACTTGGTGCAACTCCAGAGGTTCCTGTGTTACTTAGTGATGACACCACCCAAAATTTAGGAACTCTTCCAAGTAGATTAATTACTATGGTATCTGATAGGGGACTTTTAGAATTTGATCCTTTTATTGATAAAAACTCAGAACCTACAAAATGGCAGAGACAGGCAATATTAAGATATCAACTTCTCTTCACTCAAGTATTAAAAATGGTAGTTCCTTTGAATACCAATTTAGTCGCTGGAGATGTGATTAATGTTAAATTTTTAAAGTCAGATATGGAGGCAAAAGAGCATGATAGAAAACAAAGTGGTTTTTACTTAATAAAAGAGTTATGTCATCATTTTGATGCTAATATGTCATTAACGTCTTTGAAATTAGTAAGAGATACATTTGGAGAGATAAGTAAATAATGGACAATTATAACTTTAAAACAAATTTTATAGGTAAAGATGGATTCGTGTGGTGGATAGGTCAGGTCGCACCCAATGATTCATGGATCAAAAATTTTGAGGAAAATAAAGAACTTGATACAGAACTTGCAAAAGCTTGGGGTATAAGGTATAAAGTTCGTATTATGGGATATCATCCATATTCAAATGAAGAACTTAAAGATAAGGATCTACCTTGGGCACAAGTATTAACAGCTGCTGGAAATTCTGGATCACTAAACACCAGAGAGACAGTTCGATTAAACGGAGGTGATATAGTTGTAGGATTCTTTTTAGATGGTCACAATGCACAAGTTCCTATGATTATGGGTTCTTTCACTCATACCAAGCAGTGGGATGAGGAAATTAAAAAATGGAAAGAAAGTGGTGCACCACCATCTGCATTCGGTGTTTTTGGAGGGTATAGTAAAGCTTTTGAAGAAGCTAATTATGCAATCAATAAAACTAACTCACATGAGTCAGATGGCACAGGTGAAGGAGGTCCTAAAGACAAATCTGTTGAAAACGCAGTTGAACAGGATGGTACATCAAATACAGTGAATGAAACTAATGGTTTAGAGATAAATCTTTGTGATAAAGGACCTGTATCAGACATTAAAAATGATGTTAAAGATATGGTTTCTCAGATTCAGAGTCTGAAAGCAAGGATGGATGATGGTAATGAGTTTTTTAGAGATAAGGTAAAAGATATAGTATCAAGCACCACTGAGAGTGTTGTAAGAAAGTCTGGTAAATTAGTAAGTGGTATGATAGATGATACTTTTAACAAGATAGCACCAATAGGAAGAACAGGATTGGATAAACTTTACAAGGGTGTCTATAGTAAAGTTCTTGCAGCAACAAAGGCTCCTCCTGTCGCACACATAGCAGGTGTAGCAGCACAGACAGCAATGCTCGCACCATTGAGTGTAGCAGAGAATCTAATTGGTTGTCTTGCAAATAATATCATTGCTGATTTGGGTGGTATGACCGAAGATATATTAAACTCTGTGGTTGATAACGTATTTAACGTAACTGATTGTGTTAGCGATCAAGTGGTAGGTGCAATCACTAATGGTATTGTGGGTAAGGTCGGTGATGGTATGTCTGGTGCGTTAGGTGGATTAGACAAGATACTTGGATTTTTTGGTGGTGGTCAAGGAGGAGGATTCAATGTTGAAAATATTATAAGAAATAGTACGTCATCCATTGCTGGTGCAGTTGGATTGAGAGGTTGTAATGAACCAATTAAAACTGATGAACTAGGACCTTGTAAGTATCGTTTAGGATACGGACCAGTATCAGCAGGTGATGCGGATCTTAAAAATATTTTGGGTAACGCAAACGCAGCTGCAGCCATATCAAGTGCTGCTGCACTCACAGGATTTCCTTTAGATGGTATTCAAGATATTGCAGGTGCTTTAGATATATTTAATTCGGACATGAAAGTTCCTGGATTTAAGAGTTCGATTAGCAACTGCTACTCTGGACTTCCCACTTTATGCGAACCTCCTAAGATAAGAATATTTGGTGGGGGAGGATCAGGTGCAGAGGCAATACCTATATTTGGTAATATCATAGGAGATACAAGATATCGAACTGGTAGTATTATTGATATAAAGTTAACTAATCCTGGTAATGGTTATCAATATCCTCCGTTTGTTGAGATTGTAGATAATTGTAATCAAGGAGTAGGTGCTCAGGCGAGAGCAACTATAAAAGATGGTAAAGTAGTTAATCTCTACATCATAACAGAGGGTGAAAATTATCCAGTGAGTGATCAACCAGAAGTGGTCATAACTGATATCAATATTGTAAATCCTGGTCAAAATTATAATGATGGAGACACGGTGACTGATAACATAGGTAATGAATATGATGTTACCATACAAAATGGTGCAATTATAAAAGTTAGACCTCTAACAAATATTGCAGTTGAAGAGACTGTTCAGTTGTCTATCAATACAAGCACTGGATTTGATGCGTTAATATTTGCTACGTTAGGTGATAGACCTGATGGAGAGGTCACACAAGTAATTGATTGTATATCATAAGATAAATACTTAAAAAATATCTATGGCAGAACGCAAAAAAAATTGGTATAAGAGATTTATAAAATCATTTGGACCTGGATTATTTGTTGAAACTGGTAATCCAGAGGTAGGTGATGGTGGTGAGACTGCGTTTAGACTTTTTTCTTCTACAAAGAAAGGTGATAAATTTAATCTTGGAATGAATGAGAATGGAAAGGTTGCGATGAATGCTGATGTAAGCATTGAGATGGTTGCAGGTGCAAAGAATAATCCAAAGGGCACAGATATATTAATACACAGTAGAAATGGTACGATAGATATCGCTGTTAATAAGAATGGTGCAGTCAGAATAAGAGGAGATAATGTTACTCTTCAGGCATCAAATCAAATTAAGTTAAGTTCTCGTTCGATTCGTATGGAGGCAGCGGATGAAATTAGTCTGCAAGCACCTAAAGTATGGAGTCGTGGTAAGAAGGGTAATTTAGTTCCTAAAACTTGGATGCAGTCTGTTACATTTGGATCTTACATAGGTGCTGATTCAATAGGTGGATTTTTAGAAAAAGGTCTGCAAGAAGCAGCAGGTATCGTGGATGGTATTGATGATCTTGCCCCAGTCGCTGCAGGTTTAGCGGGTCAAGCAGGTGCACTTGCACAAGGTCTTGGTAGTCAATTACCAGGAATGGCTGATCAATTATCGGGGGTAACAGGTCAATTATCATCACTTGCCGAGACAGCAGCTCCACAACTACAATCTATAGCTCAAGATCTTGCTCCACAATTACAATCAATCGCAACCTCTCCAGAGGTTACACAATTAGGTGCTGCATTAAAAGATCAAGCAGGTGCATTTGCTAATTTAGGTAAAGGATTAGTTCCAACGGGATATTAAAATGGCAGCAACAGATCCTAATCCCAATGTAGATCCAACTATAACAGGTCAAGAGGCTTGGTTTAATAAGGATGTTCGTATTTACGAGGATCTATATGTTTATGGAAACTTATATTATAACTTTGATGGGACAGATTCTTTAAATCTTGATGAACTTAATGTTACTGGTATTGCAACCTTTAAAGACGTAGATATTACTGGTAGTTTAGATGTATTAGATTTAACTTTAAGAAATCTTTTTTCAACGGGTATTGCTACATTTACAGAGGCTATATTACCAGAAATTGATAATCTTCAAGTAGGCATTCTAACAGTAACTGAATTCTTTAGAATAGATAATGGGACTGATGAATTAGTTACAATACCTGCAACTGGGGTTAGGGCAGGTAATGTAGGCATTAATAGCACTCTACCAGATCAGAAATTAGATATCGGTGGATCTATTCATATTGATGAGCAAATATTCGACTCAGATAATGCTTCTGGTAATATTGGAAACTATCTAAGTAAAGATGCTGGTGGTATTCGTTGGGTATCAGTTCCACCTAATGCAAATGCTGATGGTGTATTTGCTAGGAATGAAGGTATAAACATTGGTGTTGGGTCATTCACAACATTAAATTTAATTGGAACTAGAAGTGGTGGAGATATAGTCTTTGGTACAGATGCAGGTGGTGGTGTCTTAGATATAGATATTCGATCACGGTGGGTTGAGACTGGTGCTGGTATTCATACAACAGCAAATGTAGGTATTAATATTGCTAATCCAACAAAACCTCTTGATGTTAACGGATCAGCTAGGATTAGAAGTGATTTAGATGTTGATGGAATTATATACGCAAACAGTCAACTTGATGTTGATGGAACAGCGATTATAAGAAACACTTTAAATGTTCAAAATAATGTTGATTTTGATCAAAATTTAAATGTAGATGGAGATACAACTTTAGATGGATTAACTGTTGATGAACTTTCAAGGTTTAATGATTCTGTTTTCATAGGTAAAGATTTAATAATAACAGGATTTACAACAGGAACAATATCAACTTCAATATTATCAATTGAGGCAAAAAGAGCAGGTTTTGCAACATTCTCTGATTTTGCTGGTATCTCAACTTTCGCTAACATTGCTGGTGTTGCGACCATATCAGGATTCTCTACAAATTCACATCGTGCTGGTTTTGCTACATTCTCTGATTTTGCAGGTATTTCAACATTTGCAACCACAGCAGGTTTTGCTCTTACTGCTGGATTATCTACAAATACAAACTTCATTGATGTTAACTCAACAGATGTTAATTCTTCACATCCGATTACATTTATTGACTCAACAGATGTAGGCACTTTTCATAAATTAAAAATTGATGCTAGTGGTGGATTACTTTTTAATCCGTTTGATAATTTACTTTCTGTAGGTGAAGTTAGTATCGCAGGTATACTTACAGTCGGTGGTGCTACTACTGTTTACAGCACTCTTGATGTAAATCAGAAAACTACTTTAAAGAATGAACTTGAGGTTGATGGTGCTGCAGTCTTTGATAATACAGTTGAGTTAAATTCATCATTGATTGACATCAATGGAAGCGTTGCTGCTGGTAAGACTGATTATAGATTATCATCCGTGGGAACTGGTGTATCGTGGAGACCGCCAGGTGTTGAAACAACTAACATCCTCTACGTCACTAAAGATGGTAATGATGCAAACTCAGGACTATTAGAGGGTGATGCGAAAGCGACAATCGGTGGTGCTGCTGCAGTCGCATTAGATGGTGATACAATATATGTAAGACCTGGTGTTTACTTTGAAAACAATCCAGTCGGTTTGAGAACAGATGTATCAATATCTGGACAAGATTTGCGATTAGTCACAATTGTTCCAAATAATGTGAATGATGATATATTCCATGTGAGAAGAGGTTGTTTAGTTGAAAACGTCAACTTTGCTGCTGCAAACTTTGGCGTGTTGCATGAAGGTTGTGGTTGTTTAGCATTTCCACCAATACAAGCAGATATTGATGCTGGTGATGCAACTGCAACAAGAAGTGGATATATCGGACCAGGTCCTGCAAATGAAGGTCCTAGTGGTAGGTGGAGATCACCTTACGCAAGAAACTGTACAAACTTTATTACAGGTAGTATTGGACTGAAGATTGATGGTAGATATGCTAATGCTGCGTACTCTGGAACTAATAATCTTGGTCAGGATCTTAGAAGTATGGTGTGTGATTCATTTACACAATACAATGAAGCAGG